TGGATCAGAGGAATGCAACAAACCAATGGATCAAGTACTACCAGTGCAAACTTCGGTATAGAAATCGTAGGGGTAGTACCAACACAAAGTCCAGAATTTAAAAAGTACTGGAATGTAATTAAGACAACTAAGTTGGAAATAGGAAGTGGTAGAGCCCATACACATATTTTCAAATATGGGCTAAACAAAACATTAACAGCAGATCAATTTGCTAATGTAGCTGATGCAGACGGAGACCGATGCATAGCAGGAGTAACTATGGGTACCCTTGCAGTATTCAATGGTACACCAGTAGATGCGGTGCCAGGAACGCCACTGGTAGCAGATGATCAAATCAGTACTGCTAGAGTTAAACTTATAAGTGTTACGCAGAAGACGATAAAATCACGTATCTATATTCAGAAGGGAATTAAGTGTACCCAGACAGGAGGAAACTTCCCTGTTACTGGTTATACGCAAGGAGAAGGAGGAGGAGTGGATGTGTTTGATACTGCTGATCCAGCAAACATGGCTTAGTTTAATAAAATGATATTTTGTCCTAATAATTTTTCTACACTAGTAAATCTACGATTTAACGCTTCACGAGTTTCAGCATCTAACCATATATCATTTATCGTGTACTGGGAAGTCACAATGAATCGAATAGGTCTGATCTTTCTTGAAGATCCCTTGATCTCGGCGATAAAGGGGTAGGCGTCGGCCCAATGTTTAAGGGGACCTCCGAGTCTGACATCGAACTTGTCCACGTCGTCGAGCAAGACGATAGGCTCTGACTGGTAACCGTCCCACCAAGTGTTCCTAGGTTTAGGGTAGGCATCGGGGTAGGCGTCCAGAACACTCCGTGTCTTTCCGCATCCTGAGAGTCCGTGTATCCAGACGCCACATGGCGCCTGAAGACGTTCAACGGCGGGCATATAATCCCGCCCAATCTTGACGATGGTGGTGTAGTGGCGCAATCGGAGATCTGGGTCGATATTTTCAATATCACCGTTTTTTGCAAGGTCCCAAGCAAGCTGGTAGCGAGCTTTTTCAAGATCTCCTCGGTCCACGGGGTCGAGGGGTAGAGTACCGCGAGCATAGACGACTTCATTAGGGATATCCCCGTCTCTAGTCTTTCGACAATAGGAGTCGTTGGCTCGATGGGTGCCACAGGTGGCTGTGAGATGAGTTCCAGGTAACAACGCGCGTACCGCAGAGAGAGTTTTGGCCGAGGCGAAGTATACATATCCCTGTATATGAGGAGTACCTGTGATTGGAGCAATCTCCTCTCCTGCGACGATATATCGGCAGTCGAGAGCGGCCAAGGTAAGTTGATAGTCATCAGGGTAATTGTTCCAAGTGAATGCATATGCTCGTTTCCTAGTCATAAAGACAATAAAAACGCGTGTTCATATAGATCATCGGAACCGTTCCGAGCTTAGGAGCGGAGGGTAAGGAAGGGGGCTGAGCTGCACAGTGCACTGCACAGAAGGTCATAGGTAATAATAGGCTGCGCCACTATGACCAACCATCTCAGACTATAAATACGGCTTCGCCGGGCCCCGGGCGGAGTTTCGTTTTTTTAAACCCTAAAAACCCTAAAACCCTAATATATGTCACGTACGCGACCAATAAAAAGTAGAGGAAGAGGACTACTAGCCCCAAGTAAAATATTTGGTACTGTAGGTACTCTAAAGCGACTATGGGGTAGTGCTAACAAGAATGGTCAAAAAATTGCCAATAAACGGCCAAGGCCTGGAGGTGCTTCGCGAACGAAGACTAAAAGACGTAAAGGTGGTAGTCGGGCAATAGCTAGTCCGTCTAATGGATTATCAGTGAGTGAAACATCGAAATACAATAAGGAAACTAAAGTTCAAAAGATGCATAAAAGTATGACATCTCTAGACACCAGAATCACAACAGCGTCAACGGGGAACTATTGTGAAATTGGAACACAGGGATTCTTGGAAATGGGAATCTGTGGAAGAAGAGTGGAAATCCTACAAGCTTACGATGATGGATTACGTACAAACGCAAATTGGTTAAATTTAATGTATAGAAATGGTTCAGATAACACTTACAAAATGTATGTAACGTACATGAAAACAAACAGTACATTATCAAATCAAAGTCCAAATACTGCAATCATAACATTGTATGATGTAGTATGTAAAAAGGATATTTATGATCACAATTATCCTTTCCAAGATAATGGGATAATGCTAGCGCCATGGATCAGAGGAATGCAACAAACCAATGGATCAAGTACTACCAGTGCAAACTTCGGTATAGAAATCGTAGGGGTAGTACCAACACAAAGTCCAGAATTTAAAAAGTACTGGAATGTAATTA